CCACCGCACCAGCATCCGCACCGGCCTGCCCACCCCGACGTGGCGCAAGCTGTACGGCGGGGTCCAGCCGACGAAATCGACCACTGTGCAAGTGACCGATAACACGGGCATGCTGGAAGCCTATGCCGAAGTGGACAAGGCCCTGGCCGACCTGAACGGAAACAGTGCTGCGTTCCGCCTGTCCGAAGACCGCGCCCACATCGAGGGCATGAACCAGGAAATGGCGGGCACGGTCTTTTACGGCAACGAAGGCACGGAACCCGCCGCCTTCACCGGCTTCGCGCCTCGCTTCAACTCTTTGTCCGCTGCCAATGGCGACAACATCATCAACGGTGGATCCGCTTCTGGGCAGACGGATAACACGTCCATCTACCTGGTCGTGTGGGGTCCGAACACGGTACATGGAATCTACCCCAAGGGTTCGACGGCGGGGCTGTCTGTCACCGACAAGGGCCAGGTCACGGTCGAGAACGTGGACGGTCAAGGCGGACGCATGGAAGCCTACCGCACTCACTACCGCTGGGACGCGGGCCTGGTGGTGCGCGACTGGCGCTACGTCGTTCGCATCGCCAACATCGACGTGTCTGAACTGACCGACAACACGAACGGCGAAGCCGCCCGCAAGGCGCTGATCCGCTTGATGGTGCAGGCAAGCGAACGCATCCCGCAACTGGGCATGGGCCGCGCAGCCTTTTACGCGAATCGCACGATTCGCACGAATCTGCGCCTGGGCATCCTGGACAAGATCGCCAATAACTTGTCGTGGGAAACCGTTGCCGGTAAGCGCGTCATGGTGTTTGACGACATTCCGGTGCGCACCTGCGACGCCATCCTGAATTCCGAAGCCCGTGTGGCGTAAGGGGAAGCCAAAATGATTATTGATTCTCGCCTCGAATTCTCGGTCAAGCAGGTCCTGGCCGCCACGGGGGCCTCTACCAACGTCATCGATCTGTCTACTGATCGTGACATTGGGCCGGGCCGTACCATGTGGGTGGTCATCACGGCTGACGCTTCGCCTGCTGCGGCTGTCACTGTCTCGCTGGAAACCAGCAACACTGAAGGCTCCGGCTACGCCAAGGTCGCTTCCGTCACAGTGCCGCAGGCGGCAGCCATCGGCTCGCGTTACGTGTTGGGTGTGCCGTACGAAAACCAGCGCTACCTGCGCCTGGACTACAGCGCAGCAGGCACCTTCTCGGCTTTCCTCACGGATCAGGAACCGGCTTCCTGGAAAGCCTACCCTGACGCGCTGTAAGAGGGCCGCACCATGGACAAGGAAAAAGTCGTAGCGATTAAAGACGGGTTCTTTGGCGGATCCCGCCAGCGTGTCGGTTCAGTCTTTGATGTGCCGAAGGGCACCAAGGGCACCTGGTTCGTTGCCGCCCCAAAAGCTGCCGAACCGGCCCCGGCCCCGCCTGCGGCAAAAAAGGCTACCGCCGCCCGCAACCAGACGCCACCGGCCCCGCCTGCGGGCGGCCAGCCGGGCGGCGGTTCTGACGACCTTGTTTAACCGTTGTCTCCGCCTGTAGGAACTTTCGGGGGCTTCATGCCCCCGCTTTTTTAGGAAGGTGTCGCGATGGCGTCCGAAGTTGATATCTGTAACCTTGCGCTTTCCCGACTGGGCGACAGTGCCAACATCGCCAGCATCCGCCCGCCCGAAGGTTCCGCGCAGAGCGAATACTGCGCCCGTTTCTACCCCATCGCCCGCGACTCGCTGCTGGAATCGCACCCCTGGAAGTTCGCCACCTGTCGCGCCAACCTGGCCCGCCTGGCCCGCGATTCGTGGAACTGGGCTTTTGCCTACAGCGCCCCGACTGGTGCCATCCGCCTTCTGGCGGTGCTGCCGCCCGGTGCGCCCAGCCACGCGCCTTCGCAGGACTATGAAATCGTCGCCACCGAAAAAGGCGACATGGTCATCCTCACCAACGTGGAACGGGCCAGCGTCCATTACGTCGCGCGGGTGCTGGACACGACGAAGTACAGCCCCCTGTTTGTGGACGCCCTGGGGTGGCTGCTGGCCTCACACCTGGCCGGGCCGTTGATCAAGGGCGACGTGGGGGCGGCCATGGCCAAGTCGTGCTATCAGCATTTCCAGGCGGTCAACTCCCAGGCCCTGGTGTCCGATGCGAATCAGCAACACAGTACGCCGGTGCATACCCCCGACTGGGTGGCAGATCGCGGTGTACGCCTGCCGACGCAACAGGTTTGGGGGCGGTAAACCATGGCCAACATCCGGACTCTGCAACGTTCGTTCGCCGGTGGCGAAGTCATGCCCGAACTGTTCGGGCGCATCGACGATGCCAAGTATCAAAGCGGCCTGGCCAAGTGCCTGAACTTCATCACCAAGCCCCAGGGACCGGCGGAGAACCGCCCCGGCTTCGCCTTTGTGCGCGCGGTCAAGGACGCCACCAAGCGGGTGCGGCTGCTGTCGTTCACGTACTCCACCGCGCAAACCATGGTCATCGAGATGGGGGCGGGCTACTTCCGGTTCCACACCATGGGCGGCACATTGCTGGCGGGCACACCGCCGGACTACGACGCTGGCACGGACTACGATGTCGGTGCCCTGGTCGCCGCCGATGGCGTGAACTACTACTGCACGGCGGCGACCACCGGCAACGCGCCGCCGGACACCGACTACTGGTACGCGCTGCCTGCATCGGGCGAGTATGAGGCCCCCAATCCGTTCGCCGAAGCCGATCTGTTCGACATCCACTACGTGCAGTCGGCAGACGTTTTGACTCTGGTGCATCCGAATTACCCGCCGTGTGAACTGCGGCGCCTGGGCGCGACCAACTGGCAACTGCAAACCATCACGTTTGGGGCCAGCATCGAGGCCCCTGACGCCCCCACGATCACGACAGCGGGATCTACCGGGGCGAAATACACGTACAAATACGTGGTCACGGCGGTGGGCCAGGACGAGGTCAGCGAGTCGGTGGCTTCGGCTCAGGGCAGTGTCGACAGCAACCTGTTCGAAACGGGCTGCACCAACACCATTTCGTGGTCGGCAGTGTCTGGCGCTGTGCGCTACAACGTGTTCAAGCTGCAGGGCGGCGTGTATGGCTACATCGGCCAGACTACGGGCACCAGCATCGTGGATGACAACATCGCCCCCGACTTGTCCAAGACCCCGCCCCTGTACGAAACGGTGTTCAACGGGCCGGGCGAGTACCCTGGCGCGGTGTCCTACTTCGAACAGCGCCGGTGCTTCGCGGGCACCATCAACAAGCCCCAAAATATCTGGATGACGCGCAGCGCCACCGAATCGAGCATGGCCTACTCGATCCCGGTGAAGGACGAAGACCGCATTTCCTTCCGCGTGGCCGCGCGCGAATCCAACACCATCCGCCATATCGTCCCGCTGTCCCAGCTGCTGCTGCTGACCAGTTCGGCAGAGTGGCGTGTCACGTCGGTCAACTCCGACGCCATCACCCCCACCACCATCAGTGTGCGGCCCCAGTCCTACGTGGGGGCCAGCAACGTGCAGCCGGTCATCATCAACAACACGCTGATCTACGGTGCGGCCCGTGGCGGGCATGTGCGCGAACTGGCCTACAACTGGCAGGCCAGCGGCTTCGTGACGGGCGACTTGTCGCTGCGGTCGGCGCATCTGTTCGATACGTTCGAGATCGTGGACATGGCCTATGCCAAGGCCCCGAATCCCATCGTCTGGTTCGTCAGCACTAGCGGGGAATTGCTGGGCCTGACCTATGTGCCCGAACAGCAGATCGGTGCGTGGCACCACCATGACACGGACGGCGTGTTTGAGTCGTGTGCGGTCGTGGCCGAGGGCAACGAAGACTATCTGTACTGCGTGATCCGTCGAGAAATCAACGGCTCCACCGTCCGCTACGTCGAGCGCATGGCGTCGCGGCAGTTCGTGGACCCGGCTGACGCCTTCTTCGTCGATTGCGGCGCGACCTATGACGATGTGCCAGCCGACGAAATCAGCGGTCTGGACTTCCTGGAAGGCAAGACCGTCAGCATTCTGACCGATGGCGCAGTCCACCCGCCGCGTGTGGTGACCGATGGCAAGGTCACGCTGGACTATGAAGCCAGCAAGGTGCAGATCGGTTTGCCCATCACGGCGGAATTGCACACCTTGCCCATCGCCGCACAAATCGACAACGCCTTCGGCCAGGGCCGGGCGAAGAACGTCAACAAGGTTTGGCTGCGCGTGTACCGGTCCAGCGGCATTTTCGTTGGCCCCAGCCTGGACGCCTTGGTCGAAGCCAAGCAGCGGACGACCGAACCGTTTGGCCAGCCGCCCGCACTCAAGTCCGAAGAAATCGAGATCCGCATTTTCCCCAACTGGACCGACAGTGGCCAGGTGTTCGTGCGTCAACAAGACCCGCTGCCCCTGACTCTGGTGTCTATGACGGCGGAAGTCGCCCTGGGCGGCTAGTACGCGTATGCGGGGAAACGGGGGCTACTGTTCCCGCATATTCGGAGTGAAGGCATATGGGCTTTAACCCTACACAACTGGCCGGGATGTCCCTGGCGTCGTCCATCGGCGGCGCAGTGACGGGCGGCATCGGCAGCTACTTCGGTGCCGCCACCCAAAAGGCCAACCTGCGCGGGCAATCGGCGGTGCTGGAAGCCAACGCGCGCATTTCTGACGCCAACGCCCGCATCGCGGAACTGGGGGCGGAGTCGGCGCTGCAGCAGGGCCAGTATGAGGTCGCCCGGCACACGCTGCAGGTGGGCCAACTCAAGAGCCGCCAGCGGGTCGCCCTGGCGGCCAACGGCGTGGATGTGGGGTCGGCCAGCGCCGCCGAGATCCAAGCGTCCACCGAGATCCTGAAGGACATGGATGTCCACACCATCGAATCCAATGCCATGCGGTCGGCCTGGGGCTATCGCACCCAGGGCCTGAACGCACAGACCGAAGCCGCGAACCAGCGCAGCCAGGCCGTCGCCGCCAGAGCGATGGGCAGCGCCATCAGCCCAATCGGATCGACAACCACGTCGCTACTGGGCAGCGTGGGTAATGTCGCCAGTTCCTGGTACAAATTCAGCAAAGAGGGGGCAATCTGATGCCCCGCGTCCCTACTTATGACGGCCTGCAGGTGGGCCGCAATACCCTGCCGAACGTGCAACTTCGGGGCGGCACCGCTGCGCCGGTGCAAGATGTCGCTGGCCAGCAGGCCCAGCAAATGGGCCGGGCCATGCAGCAGTTTGGCGGCGAGGTTGGCCGCATCGCCCTGGACATGCAGCACGAAGCCAATCAGCTGCGCGTCACCGATGCGCTGAACCGGGCCAAAGAAACCGCCCTGCAGCTGACCTACGACAAGGACGCAGGCTTCACCAACCTGAAAGGCATCAATGCGCTTGAGCGTCCCGACGGCAAGCCGCTGGCCGACGAGTATTCGGAAAAGCTGCAAAAGCAAATGGACGAGATCGCCAACGGCCTGGGCAACGACGCCCAGCGCCAGGCGTTCGCCCAGGAATCGCAGTCCATCCTGCTGGCAATGCGTTCGCAGGCCATCCAGCATGAAGCGCAGGAGTACAAGGGCTACGCCCTGTCGGTGGCCGAGGGGGTGCAGGCCACGGCCATGCGCGACATCAGCCTGAACTGGAACAACCCCGACGCGGTGGCGTCGGCCATTACGCGCATCCAGTCGGAAACGTACCGCCAGGCCAAGCTGCTGGGCAGGTCTGCAGAGTGGCAAGAGGCCCACGCCCGCAGCCTGACCAGCGGCGCGCACAAGCTGGCCGTGGTCACCGCCCTGGAAAACAACAGCCCCGAATACGCCGAAGCCTACCTGGCCAAGCACAGCAAGGAGATGGACGCCGACGACATTCTGGCGGTTCGTGGGCAGATCACCAAAGAGATGGATCTGCAGGTGGCTGGCCGTGCGGCAGGGGCCGTGCTGGACAAATTCCGCCCCCGCATCAGCACGGGCGACACGGAGCGCGCATTCAACATTGCGGTCGGCACCGAGTCCGGCCATCGGCAATTCGACGCCGAGGGCAACCCCCTGACATCGAGCGCGGGGGCGGTCGGCATCGCCCAGGTCATGCCCGACACTGCGCCCGAAGCGGCCAAGCTGGCGGGCCTGGAATGGGACGAAGGCAAGTACAAAAACGACCCGGCCTACAACAAGGCGCTGGGCATGGCGTACTTCCAGAAGCAGCTGCAGGACTTCGGTGGAGATCTTGCCAAGGCCTACGCCGCGTACAACGCTGGCCCTGGCTGGGTGAAGAAAGCGGTGGCGCGGGCGGAAAAGGCCAAGCCCGGTACGCAGGAAGCCGACTGGTTCTGGCAGCTGAATAATGATGATCGGTCACCAAAGAGCCGACAGGAAACCCAAAACTACGTCACGAAGAATTTGCGCGAGTTCGCCGCAGGCAAGGGCAAAGAGCCGCCCCCCAGCCTGGCCGAAATGAAGGCTGAACTGCGCAACGACCCGCGCCTGGCGAACAATCCCAGCCGCCTGAAATCGGCGGAAACCGTACTGGAAAGCCAGTACAAGGACATGCAGGCCGCCCTCAAGCAAGCCGACGATGAAGCGGTGGATGCGGTGCTGCGCGAACTGTACGCGAACGGTGGCCGCCTGGACGCGGTGCCGGTGGCGATGCGCGCGGCATTGCCCGGCAACAAGCTCAGCACCGTCATGGACTTCGCCGACAAGGTGGCGAAAAGCGGGGGCGCAGTGCATAGCCCCGAAGCGTGGGCGGGCATCTTGAGCCTGCCCCGTGAACAGTTGGCGAACATGACGCCGCTGGACTTTTACCAGCAGTTCCGCCCGGTGCTGGACGACGCCCACCTCGAAAAAGGCTACGCCCTGATTGCGGACGCCCAGGGCGCTGCGACTGACAAGCACCTGGAAATCATCACGACGGCCAGCCGGGTGAAGGACGCGGCCATCGTCGCCGGGCTGCTGCCTGAATCCGGCAAACCCGACAAGGACGAATTGCGCCGGTTCTCCCAGTTCGAACGCGCTGTCGATGAACGGGTGCGCCGGTTCGAACAGACCGACCTGGCTGGCAAGCGCAAAGCCAACAGCGAAGAACTGCAGCGCATCATCGACGCCACGCTGCTGGATACCGTCAAAGTGTCTGAATGGGGCCGTGATCCGTCCCGCACGGTCGCCGTGCTGACGCCTGACGAACTGGAAAACGCCTACGTCACGGTCGATGGCGACGACATCAAGCTGACCGACATCCCCACCAGCCAGCGCGCCTTGATCGCGTCCAAGCTGCAAGCCCGAGGCCTGCCCATCACTGAACAGCGGATCGCCGAACTGTGGGTCGCCGCCGGTCGCCCTGAATAAGCGGAAACACCTCATGCCCGACATCTACGACCAGTTACTCGATCAAGCCACGCCGTCGCCGGTTGCGGTAGACCCCACGGCACCGGCACCGAAGCAGGACGTGTACGACGAACTGCTGGACAAACAGCAGGCCGAAAACGCCCGCACCACGTCGTTCGGGCTGGAACAGGCCGCCCAGGTGAAACCGGATCGTGCTGTGCAGGTACGCTCCCTGGCGCAGTCGTCGGGCCTGCCCGTGGAAATGGTCGAGCGCAATTTCGACCAGGTGCAGCGCCGTGACAAGGCGCTGAAGATGCAATCGGTGCTGGCGGCCTCGCCCGTCCTGGCCAAGCAGCTGCGCGCGCCCGAATTCGCCGGGGTCGCGCTGGACGACGTGGAAAACCTTGCAGCGGTGGAGCGCACCATGCGCGAGTACGGCGTACTGAAAGCCCCGACCGGGCCGGAAGCCTCCTTTGGTGCGGTCATGTCGGGTTTCGGCAACACCATCGCCAACATGTTTCCTTCCATGCGTGAAGGGGTGCGCCTGTACTTCGCTGATGCCTTCGGCTTCGAAGATATGCAGCGCGACGCCATGCGCCGGGCCGCGCACATCCAGATGTCCAGCCTGCTGGCGACACCGCAATTTCAAAGCAGCACAGCGCAGGGTCTGTACGGCGGGGCCACCAGTGTGCTGCAGATGATCCCGTCGGTGGCTGCGGCCCTTGCGACGCGAAACCCTGGCGTCGGGCTGACGATCATGGGCATGCAGACCGGCCTGCAGGCCTACCCCAAGTATCGACTGCGCGGGGGCACACCCAACGAGGCCCTGGCCGGGGCCACGATCGAAGGCGGCATCGAAGCCGCCACCGAAATGTTGCCCATGAGTTTCATCGTCAAGAACCTTGGGCGCGCGGGCATGGGGAAGTTTCTGTCCGGGTTCATTGGGCGGGAAGCGGTCACGGAACAACTCGCCACGCTGATGCAAGACGCTGTGGACACGGCCATCGCCAACCCGGACAAGACCTGGGCAGAGTACGCGGCAGAACGCCCGGACGCTGCCTATCAGACCTTGCTGGGCACCATGGTTGCCAGTGGTGTGTTCGGCGGCATGAACGCCGCCGCGCGCCGCCTGGCGGGCAACCAGGACAAGGCGCGTATCGCCGAGGATGGCGCGCAACTGATCCAGAACCTGAACAAACTGGCGGCGGCCAGCCAGCTGCAGAAGATCGACGCGGCCAGTTTCGAATCGTTCGTCGAACAAGCCGCCCAGGACGGTCCGGTGGACGATGTCTACATCGACGCCAACGTCCTGATGCAATCCGGCCTGGCCGACCAGGTGGCGGCGGTGTCGCCCAGCGTGGCCGACCAGCTGGAAGTGGCTGCGCAAACAGGCGGCACGATCAAGATCCCCGTGGCCGAGTACGCGGCCACCATCGCCCCGACGCAGCTGTCGGGATCCCTGCTGGACCACTTGAAGGTTGATCCCGATGGTTTCAGCCGCCTGGAAGCCCAGGCGTACATGCAATCCATCGCCCAGGAGCAAGAACGGGAAATCGAGCAGGCCCTGGCCCAGCAGGACGCGGACAACGCTGTGCAGGCGTCGGTCGATGTCGTGCGCGAAAACATCAAGGGCCAGCTGGACGCGGCCAAGCGATTCACGTCCCAGGTCAACGACGCCTACGCCACCCTGGTAGGCCAGTTCTACGCCACCCAGGCGGCCCGGTTGGGCGTCACGCCGGAAGAACTGTACAACCGCTACCCGTTGCGCGTGGTGGCGCAGGGTCTGGGGGGCCAGCGTTTTGACCAGGCGGCCATCGAGTCGCCAGAGTTCAAAGCGTGGTTCGGCGACAGCAAGGTGGTCGATGCTGACGGCAAGCCACTGGTGGTGTACCACGGCACCAGCGCGGACGTGGGCGGTTCCTTCGCCTTCGACCCGGCGAAGATTGGCCAGCAAGGGTCGGCTGAAGGGTACGGTTTCTATTTCACGACAGACCGCAGCACAGCAGAGGGTTACCAAAGCAACGGCGGGGGCAGTTTGGTTGACGCCTTCATCAGCATGAAAAAGCCCATGCCCCTTAACCAAAAAGGGTTCAAGCGCGCGGATATTGAAAAGATCATCAACCACCTGATCGAAGCCGAACTGGAACGGGACGGCACAGACGATTACCGCGACACGTTCATTTCAAACTACGTTGACACCTACAGCATGTCGCGGGCGCAAGCCGTCCGCGAGGTGGCGCAGATCGTTCAGGCTGACCCCCTTGCCACCGACCAGATCGCGGAACTGGGCAACGTGTCCGGGGATAAAGTCGCAGTGCATGCCGCTGTGCGCGACGTGACAGGGTTCGACGGCATCGTAGCAAACGGCTACGGGGATCGCGGTGAAGCTGGCGGGACAATCTACGTCGCTTGGTTCCCTGAGCAGATCAAGAGCGCCACGGGCAACCGTGGCACGTTCGACCCGAACAACCCCGACATCTTCCATCAAGGGCCGCGCGGGTTCTTCAGCCCTGATAGCAACACCATCGGGCTGCTGAAAGACGCCGATCTGTCCACCTTCCTGCATGAGTCCGGGCACTTCTTTCTGGAAATGCAGATGGACATGGCCGCCAAGCTGGTCCACCAGGCATCCGCGTTCGATCTGACCGAAGGCGAACGGCAGATCGTGGCCGACACCGAGGCCCTGCTGCGTTGGTTCGGCGTGTCGGACTTCACCACCTGGTTCAATCTGGACTTCGAGGAAAAGCGCAGCTATCACGAAAAGTTCGCCCGTGGCTTCGAAGCCTATCTGTTCGAGGGCAAGACGCCCAGCATCGAACTGCAGGGCCTGTTCCAGCGGTTCCGGGCGTGGTTGGTCAACGTCTACAAGAAACTGTCGGCGCTGAATGTCGAACTGACTGACGAAGTCCGCAGCGTCATGGACCGCATGCTGGCCACCGACGAGGAAATCAAGGCGGCGGAATATGGGCGCAGCATGCTGCCGCTGTTTGAGTCGGCGCAGCAGGCGGGCATGACGGAAGAAGAATTCGCCGCCTACCAGGCCCTGGGGCAGGACGCCACCCAGGAGGCCCAGGCGCAACTGTCCGAACGCGGCCTGCGGGATCTGAAATGGTTGAGCAACGCCAAGTCGCGCGCACTCAAGCGGCTGCAGAAGGAAGCCGAAGCCCTGCGCGCCCAGGAGCGCATCAACGCCCGGCGCGAGATCATGAGCCAGCCGGTTTACCGTGCCTGGCAGTTCCTGACGGGCAAGGTGTCGGATGCTGACCGCATCCGCCCGCAGGCCCGTCCCAAGTCTGACCGCAACGTCATTGATCCGACGCAGGACTCGCTGTTTGTCGCCATCGCCAAGTTGGGTGGCATCCAGCGCGACCAGGCGCAAAGCGAATGGGGCATCGACCCGAAGGAAAAGATCACGCCGCCTGTGTTCGGCAAGCCGGTGCTGCGCAAGGCCGGGGGCCTGTCCCTGGACGACATGCGCCAGGCCCTGGCCGAATACGGCTACCTGAACCAGGACTATCAAAGCCCGGACTGGGATCCCAACGAATTCGAATGGAAATTCTTTGACGAGTTGGGCGGATCACCATCCTACTCCAACCAGTACGACTATTACGCGGCCCAGCAGGAGCAGATGGCCGGGCAAGGGCTGAATCTGGAAAGCCTGGTCGCCGGGCGACTGTCGCGCCCGGAACTGCGCGCCATCTACGGGGATGCGGACGGTGCCGTCTGGAAGGCTCTGGAAAAGAACCGCATGGTGGTCAACCACGGGCTGCACCCCGACCTGGTGGCCGAACTGTTCGGTTTCACGTCCGGCGACGAATTGGTGCAGGCGCTGGCGAAGGCCCAGCCGCCCGAGGTGGAAATCGAAGCACTGACCGATTTGCGCATGCTGGAACGACACGGCGACCTGGCAACACCCGAAGCCCTGTCGCGCGCCGCCGACGCCGCCATCCACAACGACGTGCGCGCCCGCGTGATCGCTGCCGAACACAAGGCCCTGAATGACGCCATCGGCCCGCGCGCGGTCACCGGCGTGGACAAGAACGGGCGCAAGCTGACCACGGCGCTGGTGCCCCAGGCCGCGCGCGAGTTTGCCACGACCATGGTGTCGCGCCTGAAGATCCGCAACGTGCGCCCCGGCCAATATGCCGCCGCCGGAAGCCGTGCAGCCAAGGCAGCAGAGAAAGCCCTGCGCGAAGGCAACCTGGAACAGGCCGCCGTCGAGAAGCGCAACCAGCTGGTGAACACCTACGCGACCAAGGCCGCGCACGATGCCATCACCGAAGTGGAGAAAGGGCTGCGCTACCTGAAAACCTTTGACAACGAGGGAACGCGCAAGAACCTGGACGTGGATTACCTGGATCAGATCGACGCCATGCTGGCCCGGTTCGACCTGCGCCGGGGGCAGTCCCTGCGCGCCATTGACAAGCGCACGTCGCTGGCTGAGTGGATCGCCGCCCGCAGCGACGAAGGCACCGAACCGGACATTGCCCCCTGGTTGATGGCCGAAGCGAACCGCGAACACTACAAGAACCTGACGGTTGAACAGTTCCGTGGCGTGGTCGATGCAGTCAAGCAGATCGAACACCTGGCCCGGCTGAAACACCGTCTACTGACCAGCAAGGACAAGCGCGAACTGGATGCCATCGTCGATGAAATCCGGACTTCGATCAACGACGCTGCCGGTGGCCGCGTGATCGACAACGAACGCCGCAATACGCTGGCGTCCAAAGCGGTTCACCTGGGCCGTTGGTTCATGGCCAGCCATCGCAAGCTGGCGAACCTGGCGCGCGAGATGGACGGTTTCAAGGATGGCGGCCCGATGTGGGAACACATCATCCGGCCCATGAACGATGCCGGGAACAAAGAAGCCACCATGCGCGCGGACGCGGCCAAGCGCCTGAACGACTTGGCCAAGCCGATCCTGGCGGATGGGCGGATGGGCGGAAAAGGCACGTTCTTCCCCAGCGTCGGGCGCAGCTTCAACCGGGGCGAACGGCTTGCCATCGCGCTGAACTGGGGCAACGAGGGCAACCGCCAGCGGCTACTGGATGGCAGCGGCTGGACGGTCGAAAAGATCAAGCCGGTGCTGGAATCGTTGACCCTCAAAGAGTGGCAATTCGTGCAGGGCGTGTGGGACTTCTTCGAATCCTATCGCCCCGAGATCGCCGCCAAAGAGCGCCGCGTCAACGGTAAAGAACCGGAATGGATCGAGCCGACGGCCATCGCCATCAAGACCGCTGATGGCCAGGAAACGACCTTGCGCGGGGGGTATTACCCGATCAAGTACGACCCGAACCAGTCGGGCGAGTCGGGGGCGCACGACGAGGCCGAAGCCGCCAAGGCGCAGATGCGCGCGGCGTACACCGCCGCCACCACGCGCCGCAGCTTCACCAAGACCCGTGCCGAAGCGGTCAAGGGTCGCCCCCTGCTGCTGACCTTCGACGGCATCTTCCGTGGTGCCAACGAGGTGATCCACGACCTGGCCTGGCATGAATGGCTGATCGACGCCAACAAGCTGCTCAAACGCCTGGACGGCCCCATGCGCACCGGCTACGGCGCTGAAACCGTATCTGCCATCAAGGCAGCGGTCAAAGACATCGCCATCGGTGACAAACCTGCTGCTGATGCAGTCGAAGCCAGCCTGAACCATATCCGCATCGGTGCCACCGTCACGGCCATGGGCTGGTCGCTGATGACGGCGCTGCAGCAACCGCTGGGCATCACGCAGTCCATCGCGCGTGTCGGTGCGGGCTGGATGGGGCGCGGCATCAAAGAATTCTACGGCAGCGGCATCCATATGGTGCGCAAGGCCGAGGAAGTCAACGCGCTGTCTGAGTTCATGCGCAACCGTTCGCGCACCCTGAACCGTGAAATTGCGGATGTACACAACCGCCTGACCACAGCCAAGCCGACCTGGCAGCAGTGGGTGGAATCCAGCTTCTTCGTGATGATCCAGAAAATGCAGATGCTGGTGGACTATCCGACCTGGCTGGGGGCGTATGAAAAGGCGCTGGCCGATCCCGCCAACACCCGCGACGACGGAACAGTGGACACCGACCGCGCCGTGCGCTTGGCCGACCAGGCAGTGATCGACTCCCAGGGCGAAGGCCAAACGAAAGACCTGGCCCAGGTGCAGCGTGGCGGCCCGGCCCTGCGCCTTTTCACGAACTTCTACTCGTACTTCAGCACCGCCCTGAACTTGTCGGTCGATTCGATCAAGCGCACTGACTTCAAGGATCCCGTGTCGGTCATGCGGCTGGCGGGCGACGTGGCGCTGATCGCTATCTTGCCGACAGTGCTGGGCACCCTGATCCGCGAAGGCTTGAAAGGGGGCGACGATGACGACGACCTGGCCGAGGCCATTGCCCAGGATCTGATCGGGTTTGCACCGGGCATGTTTGTTGGTGCGCGGGAACTGACGGGCGGCCTGCAGGCGCTGCTGGGATTCGGCACACCGTTCCGCTATTCCGGCCCCGCCGGGCTGCGTTTCATCAGCGAGTTGGAGAAATTTGCCCAGCAGGTCAGCCAGGGCGAACTGGATAAGGCCCTGCTGAAATCGGGCAACAACGCGGCAGGCATGCTGTTCCACTACCCGGCGGGCCAGGTCAACCGCCTGGTGGAAGGAGCCATGGCGCTGATCGAAGGCCGCACCAGCAACCCGCTGGCCCCGCTGGTGGGGGTGCCTTACAAGCGATAGTACGCGTATCCCGGCGGATCGGTCATAACCTGCAGGCATTCTCCCAGGGGGTTTCCTGCATGACAGTCAGTTCTACGATCCGCCGGGCTGGCCCTTTTTTGGGTGACGGCGTTACAACCACGTTTCCCTTCGCCTTCAAAGCGTTCGCCCCCGAGGACGTGCGCGTCACTTTGACGGATCCGGACGGCAATGAGACGACGCTGACGCTGGATTCAGACTATTCGGTCAGCCTGGACCCCGACCAAGAGAACAGCCCTGGGGGTTCCGTCCTGTATCCGATTGCCGGTGCCCCTGCGCCCAACGGCTGGCGGGTGACGCTGACGGGAAGTCTGCCGTACATGCAGACCACCGACATCACAAACATGGGCGGATTCTATCCGCAGGTGATTGAGGATTCGTTGGATCGCTGCGTCATCCAGATCCAGCAACTCGCAGAACGCGCAGACCGCGCGGTGCAGGTCCCGGTATCGAGCGACACGTCACCGGAACAGTTGATCGACCAGCTTGTCCAAGCCGCCGCCGATTCGCAGATCGCCGCCGGGCAGGCACTGGCCAGCAAAAATGCCGCTGCGCTGTCCGAGAGCAACGCCGCCACCAGCGAGAGCAACGCCCACGATTCCGAACTGGCCGCTGCACTGTCCGAAAGCAACGCCCACGACTCTGAACTGGCCGCTGCACTGTCCGCATCGAACGCGGCCACGTCCGAGAGCAACGCTGCCACCAGCGCATCCAATGCCCATGATTCGGAACTGGCGGCGGCCACGTCCGAAAGCAACGCCCACGACTCTGAACTGGCCGCTGCACTGTCCGCATCGAACGCGGCCACGTCCGAAGGCAACGCTGCCACCAGCGCATCCAATGCCCATGATTCGGAACTGGCGGCGGCGGCCAGCGAGGCCGCAGCCAAGACCTACCTCGAAACCCTGGTGCAGCCGTTCGCTTTCATGAAGGCCGACTACGACACGCCCTGCCTGAAAAAGACCGGGGCGCAAACCGTCAGCATCAAGGCCGGTACGGTCGTCGTTGTGTCCAACGTAGCGCGGGCCTTCCCTGCCGATACCGCTGTCACGATGCCCGGTACGCTCACCGCAGGCGAGGATTACAGCGTGTGGGTCAAAGCGGACGGTACTGCCGTGGCCGTTGTCGATTCGTTCCTGGCCCCGGCTAGTGCGCCCGCGGTGGGCGCGGTACGCATCGGCGGCTTCCACTACGGTCTGGTCACGGCGGGCGAGACAGTGGCCGGGGGCAGTTTCGCCACCAGTGGGGTGACGGCAGGCGGCGGGTCGATGGCCTGGACGCAAACCGATGTAGACCGCATCGCGGGTATCAACGAGTTTTCCCTGTGGGACTTGGCTTTCCGCTGCGCGGGCGAACAGTACGGCATGGCCTATGACCCCTGGGCCGACGTGTGGGTCGCTATCTACTTTTGCAGCACCGCACCGCACGTCAATGGGATCAGCCGGTACAACACCGACGTTGCCAGCGGCACTGTACTCGCCTATGTGCCGCCGTCCTTTGGCGGCGACGGGGTGCTGAAATACAGCGCCTTCCGATCCTGGGAGGCGAACGAAATTTGCCTGGATCACGGTCTGCGCCTGATCCGGTACGAAGAATTCGTATCCGCCGCGTTCGGCGTCACCGAAGGCCAAAGCCTGGGGGGCGCGTCCGCGACGATCCCGGCCACTTTGCGCCAGCCGGGCTACACCAGCCGGATCGGCCTGGAACAGGCGACCGGCCATGCCTACACAATCGGCGGCCCGATGATCGGGGCGGGTGGGTCAGCATGGTCGGGGAACGGTCGCGGGTCGAACTACGGTGGCGGATATGCACAGTATTTCGGCGGCG